TGAGGTGGAGGCTATCACGGGCGAAGAACTGCTTGCCATGATTGAAGGCCCGATTGGGGCTTGCAAAGTGGATGTGGAAGGGGCAAGCCTTGAAGTTTTGCAAAGCATGGGCGATTCCATCCATCGGGTGCAGACCTTTCACCTTGAATGCGAACACGAAGAAGTGTGGGTCGGTCAGGCACTCTACAACCAGGTCGCAGCGTTTATGATTGCGAAAGGGTATGAGCAGGTGGACTTTGACTTCGTGATGCCTGGACTGCAGAGCGATTCTATTTGGATTAAAACCGCCAACCTATGAAACTCCAAGACCTGACCATTGACCAATTCCAACGCATCGCTGCGCTGGAGTTCAGCCCCGTGCTGACCGATTACGACAAGCGTGCTGGGGTCGTTGCAATCGTTGAGGGGGTGGATATATCGCTTGTGAGAGAAATGCCCGCCAAGGGGTTAACCAAACGATATAAGACCATCATTGCGGAGTGGAACGAACTGCCTACCTTGGCATATCGCAGGCGGTTCAAAGCGGGTGGCAAGTGGTGGATTCCAACCGTCTTCACGGACGAGTTGACCGCTGGCCAACTGATAGACCTGATGGACACCGACACGACGGACGAAAAGAAGTTGGTCCAAAACCTGCACCGCATCATGGCGACCCTTTGCAGGGAGGGCGGCTTCCTCGGTTACTTCCCCAAGAAATACGACGGGGCATCCCACCAAGAGCGGGCCGAACTGCTCAAAGCCCACGCCAAGATTGGCGATGTTTGGGGGGTGGTCAGTTTTTTTTTGCTAAGTTCAGAATCCTACTTGAAAGTTTTGAGCGACTATTCCAAGCACATGACGAAGGGAATGCAGGGCCAGTAACCAACCCCCTCGCTGGCTACGGTTGGCTCATGGTGGTGTGGAGGATGGCCAACAAGGATGTGCTGAAATTTGATGCCATCTTTGCGATGAAGGCGGTGGAGTTCTTGAACTACGCCCTGCTGATACACGACATCTTGGAGGCAGAGAGGCAAGAAGCAGAGCGGATGCGGAGGCGGTAGGACACAATTTGCGAGGCTGGACATTTACCAGCATGGAGTTTGATGTATTCGTCGGAGGGTCAGGCAAGAAGTTGACCGACTTGCAGAAGGAGGCCTTGGCCGATTTCGGGGTCAGCCTTGCGGATGGAGCGATTGAGAATAAGTCCTACGCTCTGGTCACCAAGTGGCTGGAGGGAGTGGTCAGGCTCGCCAAGCAGAACCTCGCAAACGCCAACGCCATTGCCAGCAACTCCCTTGCGCAGAGCATCGTCGTTGAACCCATCACCCTGACCGATTCCTCCTTTGTGGTGGCTATCAAGGCCAACGATTACTGGAAGTTCGTGGACCTCGGTGTGAAGGGAACGCAGAAGAGCAGCCGTGCGCCAAATAGCCCGTTCCGATTCAAGGGCAACCCGATTCCCATCCGTCCCATCCAAGAGTGGATTGCGTTTAAAAGCATCCAACTGGAAGGCCGTGACAAGCAGGCCGCCAACCGTTCCTTCGCCATCAACATCGCCCGCAAAATCAGCAGGGAAGGTCTTCGGGCCACCAACTTCATGTCCAACGCAGCCACCAAAGAAATGGTGGATGTGCTAACCGAAAACATTGCCGAAGTCCTCGGCAAGTCCATCAGCGTCGCAACCGTCCGATAACCCATGTCCATATCCGTATTATCAGGGTCGCCCCTCGTAGCGACCCCCGTTTACAACAAGATGCTTTTCAAAGTCAGCGGCTCGCTGATTGCACAACCGAACTACCGCTATGTCTGCGATGTGAAGAACCCCGCAGGGACGACGCTGGCACGGCTTAAATGTGACAAACTGCCGACCACTAACTTCGGATTCTTTGATGTGCAGAAGGTCGTGGAAACCCTTATTGCCCCGACCGCCCCATCGCTGACGCAGACGGGATTCGTGGACCATTCGGGGTTCTATTCGGGCTATCGGCTGGACTTCACGCAAGAGTACGGAAACACGCCCGTCGTCACGGGAGCGACCACAACGGTCAGCGGGGTGATGGCCTTTGCGGGGAACTTGGAGCAGTTGGAACTTGCTGACTGGAGCCTAAGCCCGTACTTCCGCATCGGTAGCAGTTTTAATTCCGTCCAACCGCTGACAACCCCCACGGCCTTCACGGTGTACCACGGGGGCAGCAACTTCCTTGCCATCAACGGGACCAAGTACACAACGGTATCGGCTAACGATACTTGGCTCGTATCGGCACGGGTTGCTTACAAGTCCGTGAACTACGACTTCGCCGTCAGCCCAAGCCTATCGGGAACCACGGACTTCAATATCCAGCGTTTCGCTTGTGGCCCTGCAAATCTTTCGGGAACCATCACGGCATTGAGCGGAGCGGTGGAGGGCGATTCCTACACGGTGCAGTTCTTGGGGAATGCTGGCCTTGGGTCGGTGCAGACCACTTTCACCTTCGGCCCCTGCCAGCGGTTTGATTCCATCCCCGTCCATTTCGTCAACAAGTACGGTGGGATTGATTCGTACACCTTCACGATGAAGAACAGGAAGCGGGCCAACATCCAGCGGGAGGTGTTCGGGTATAACTCCGATGTGTACGCAACCACCACCTACAACAAAGTTTGGGCGGGGTCGTTTGACTTCGTGTACGCACTCAATAGCGATTGGCTAACCGATGCCGAATCCGAATGGCTGATTGAAATGGTGCGTAGCGGGTATGTATGGCTCGAATTGAACGGGCAACTCGTGGAAGCGGTGGTGAATGCCAACCAGTATCAATTTGTAACCAGACGGAATGACCGCCTCACGCAGTTGCAGATTGAGGTTGCGGTTGCCTATGACAATTCCATCCTATGAGCGTAACCCTCATAGCCTACCCGACGACCAGTTTCATCAACGACTTGGCGGCATGGAACAACTTCAACACCCGTGCCGATGCAGACGGGGCAACCGCTAAGGAAGACGCTTGCTTTGACTGCCTGTACCTGCGCTTTGCGGGGCTGAATGCAATGCCCGAACTCGCTTATGTCCTTGACACGATGGGCGGGACGGACATTGCGGTCACCTATTCCATTGGCGACATTGAGGATGTGACAAAGCAACGGGGGTCGTTCAGCAAGACGATAACCCTGCCCAACACCCCGACGAATCGGGCCTGCTTTGCGTATGCGTACAACATCCAGTCCTTCGTGGGTGGATTCCAACCCAACAAGCGCATCCGTGCTGCCATGTGGGAGGACGGCGTGCAGGTGTTCAGCGGTGTGCTGCAGTTGCTTAGCATGAGCAAGACCAAGGGGACCGTCACCTACGAGGTGGGGTTGTTCACCGATAATGTGTCCCTGTTCAAAGCGATAGAGGGCAATATGCTGGTGAACACGGCGGGCGTTACAGGCATGAACCACACGCCTACCAGCGGCCATGTGTCGGGAACTTGGACGGCATCGGGTGCGTTGAGTAGCGGGTATGTTTACGGAGTTGTGGATGCGGTCGGATTTAGCGACTTGACCCAAGGGAACCTGGTCGCAGGGTGGTGGCAGTTGGGGCCAAGCCTTTATGTCAAAAAGATGGTGGACCTCATCTTCGCCCAAGCGGGATTTCGTTACTCGTCCAACTTCTTCAACTCGTCGCTATTCAATAAACTGGTCATCCCCTATGCGGCAGGGACCATGCCTGTCAACCTATCGGGGTCCAATATCTTTGCCCAAGCCACGGGGAACACGGCGAATTTTATCAAGGGCGCAAACCAAACGCTCGCATTCCCGAAAGACACACCTGCGCCGTTCTACGACAATCCAGGCTATTGGGTGGCATCATCCAGCACCTTCGTCGCTCCAGCACTCCCGACCCGTTGGAATGTGGATGTGACCTTGAATGTCAGCGGTTCAATTTCATTTAGCGGGAGTATTCGTTGCAATATGTCAATCCGAAACATCACCAATTCAACGGATGTGTCGGTAATCAGCAACATTACCGCAAGAACTCAAAACCAGTTCACGGTCCGCTTTGAAAACATAACCATCCCCGCAGACATTACCGCAAATGTGGGGTTTGTCATTACCGCTGATACCGTTGTTGCAACCCAAAACTTTAGCGTCCTTTCAGGTGCAACGGTTCAATGGACCTGCCTTGAAAACCCCGTCGGGATTGGCGTGCTGGATATGCGGACGGCCCTGCCCGCTGATGTCAAGCAGTCGGACCTCCTGCAAGATTTGCAGAAGATGTTCAACCTGCAATTCATGCCCGACCCCCAAGACCCAAGGCTGATTTACATCGAGCCGTGGAAGGACTTCTATTCCAGCGGGTCGGTGGTGGATTGGTCGCAAAAGTCCGATGAGAACGCAGAGCAAGTGCTGACCAATGGCGACCCGAATGCCTACACCAATATCGTGTTCAAGTACAAGGATATGGGGGACTACCTGTCCAAAACCTACAAGCAGTCCTACCCCTTGGCCCGTGAAGGATATGGCGGTCGAATCTTCAACACTTCCAACTTTTACGGCAAAGGCGATAAGGTCGTGGAAACGCTATGCGGGACACTCATCCCTGCATCGTTCGCCTCAGATAAGATTCTTGGCCGTACTTGGGATTTGGAAGGCACTCGATTGAGCGGGAGCATCAAACCGTTGCAGACAGGCTACCGAATCGCCCAATACAACCGCATCACAGGTCAATCCCCTTGGCTCTATTGGTTCGGTCTTGAAGAGGACGGGTTTGCTGCAACAACCCCGATAACCGCCTTGCCATTCATATCCCACATTGACAACCCCTACGCCCCGAATGTGGACCTCGCCTTCGGGCAGCCTCGCTTGGTGTACTACAACGCCGTGAACGCAAGCGGGTCGCCGTACGCCTACACGAACAACAATCTTTACAACACCTACTGGCTAAACTACATCAACGAAACGGTCAGTCAGGAAGCCTTGCAGTTGGAACTCACGATGTTGCTATCCTCCGTGGACATCTACCAACTGGACTTCCGCAAGCCCGTGTACTACGGCGGCATCCGTTGGCGGTTGCTGGAGATTCGGGACTACCTGGTCGGGCAGATGAAGCCGTGCCGAGTGACGCTCCGACGCATCCTCAACCTCACCGACTTTGCGGCAACCACGACCACCCCGATTGCAAACGACCCGTCGGCCTTGTTTAACGGCCCCATCGACCCCGACCCTGTGGACCCAGGGTATGAACCACCCATTAACCCCGAACTCCCTTCTGAAGGATAACCATGGCAGATGTAACCAAAGAAATTGTACTTGAGGTTGGCCTCAAGGATTCCACCGCCGCTGGAACGACCAGCGCAAAGACCCGCCTGCGGGAACTGCAGAAAACCCTAGCGGACATGGCCCTCGCTGGCCAAGACGGGACGAAGGCGTTTCGTGACATGGAACGGGAGGCGGGAAAACTGAAAGACCAAATCGGGGACACCCAGCAGAGAATCAAGAACCTTGCCTCGGACACCCGAACCATTGACACCTTCGTCGGGGCTATTCAAGGCATCACGGCGGGATTCCAAATAGCCCAAGGAGCAGCGGCGTTGTTTGGAGCGGAGGAAGAAGAACTGCAGAAGTCCTTGGTCAAGGTCCAAGCGGCCATGGCCCTCGCTAACGGGGTGCAACAGGTAGCCAACCTGCTGAACAAGGATTCAATCTTGATAACCCAAGGCCAAGCAGCGGCGCAGGCCCTGTACGCCGTAGCAGTGGGAACCAGCACGGGAGCGATGAAGGCATTTCGCATCGCCCTCCTTGCAACGGGTATCGGTGCAGCAGTTGCGGCAATCGGGTTATTGATAGCCAAGTGGGACGACCTCACCGCAGCGGTCCGTCGGTTCCTGAACTTACCCGACCCCAAGCAACGGGCAGCGGAGCAGGCCATGGCCCTGCAACGGGAGGAAGCCCAGTTGGAGCAGTACCGTCAAGCGTACAACAATCACACCGACGGCCTTATCAAAAAACAAGAAGAAAGGAGGAGAAAAGAAGCCCAAATTATAGAACAAAGGAAAAAAGACGAACTGTCATATTTAGAATGGAAAAGAGAAACCGACAAACTTTTTTCGGAACTCGCTGAACAAAAAGCGCAAACCGATGAGCAAAAAGAGATTGATAGGATGCAGAGAGAGGCAAAGCGTAGGCAAGATGAAGCGAAAAGAGAGATTGATACTGCAAACGCCAAAGCCGAAGAAATCAAGCGGATTGAGCAGGCCGTTGCTGACTTCAAGCAGCAGGTCACCTTTGATTCGCTTACCGCTATCAGCCAAACCCTTGCAGCATTCGGCAACGAGAACAAAGGCTTGGCCATTGCAGCCTTGGCGATTGAGAAAGGTTCGGCTATTGCCAATGTCATCATAAACCTTCAAAAAGAGATGTCGGCAAATGCGGCCTTGGCTTTCGCTAATCCAGCAAACGCCGTGACTGGGGGTGCAGTAGGTATCGCACAAACCAAAGCCCTCAACACCATGGCCAAGATTCGTGCAGGCTTGCGAATTGCAGCCATTACGGCGGCAGGCATTCAAGCAGGCAAGGCTATCACAAGCGGCGGGGAAGGAGGCGGTGCGCCTTCACCTGGTGGACCGATGCCATCGGGAGCGGGTGGGGCTGCTGCTCCCCCAATCTTCGCCAACCCCAACACAACCGACCTATCCTCTTTTGGGAACGGCCAAGGCCAAGGGAACCAACCCATGCGGGCCTATGTCGTGGAGCGTGACATCCAGCAGACGACCAGCAGGGTGCGCCGCTTGTCCGAATTTGCAACATTAGGCTAACCGTTACATATCCCCTCATGGAACTTCCCGTGTACCGAATGACCGTGGATGAGGTGGACGAAGGTGTGCAATTCGTGGCCCTCGTCGATATGCCAGCCATTGAGAAACCCTTCCAAGCCTTCGCCAAGACCCCGCAGCGATTCGCCGAAACGGGAGAACGCAGGGTGCTGACGGGACCGCTCATGCTGGCAGACACGCCCATCTATCGGAAGGACGACACCTACGGGGAATATTATGTGGTATTCGACAAGGCCACCATCCGCAAAATCGTGCAGAAGTACTTCAAGCAAGGCAATCAGCACAATGTGAACGCTTACCACAACGCCGAACTGGATGGCGTGTTCATGTTTGAATCCTACATCACGGACACCGAGCGTGGCATCCTTGCCCCCAAAGGCTACGAGGACACCCCCGACGGCTCTTGGTTCGGGTCGTTCAAAGTGGAGAACGATGAGGTTTGGGAGAACCGTCACGCCTTCAAGGGTTTCTCCGTGGAGGGCCTCTTTGGGATGAAGAACACAGGCACGGAATTAGAGGTCGCACTCGCTGGCCTCGCAGACGATTTGACTAACTTTTTGCAACATATCCAACCAAACTACAAATCCCAATAACATGAACCTAAAATCAGCCATTGACACCCTTCGCACCGAGTTGCGGAAGTTCACAACCCAAAAGCAATCCTTTGCCGACTACAAGTTGGTGGACGGTACTGTTGTCCGTGTGGACGGCGACCTCGTTGCAGGAACCGCCGTTTATGTCATCACCGAAGACGAAACCCTGCCCGCTCCCGATGGTGAGCATCAAGTGGAAGGCGTTGGTGTCATCAAAACCGAAGGTGGCAAAATCACCGAAGTTGTCGTGGCCGAAGCCCCAGCACCTGCCGAAGAAGTGGCCGTTGCTGCTGAAATAACCCCCGAAGTTGCAGGTGAAGTGGTGAGTGAAATCGCCGAAGGCTACCCAATGGTGGACCCGTTGATGGTGGAAGAAATCGTCAAGAAGCACTTGGTCAGCATCATGGAGGAACTCAAGGCCGCCTACGCTGAAATGGGCAAGATGAAGGACAAGATGGCCGCATTTGCCTCGCAGATGGAAACCATGACCGACATCGTTGAAAAGGTCGCAGAACTTCCCTCCGAAGCCCCCAAACCAACCGCCTCCGCAATCGTGGAACAACGCAAGGCATCAGCCGCTCAAAACTTTGCGGCCATCGCACAATCAATCCAAACTCTTAAAAACTCCAAATAATCTTAACCCCCTAAAAACAAAATCATGGCATTTTCTTTCGGAAACCTTTCAGCCTACACCGACCAACAAAGGCTGCCCCTCATCACCAAAGCGGTCTTCGCCGCTCGCTCTGCTGCCTTGTTCACCAAGCAAGTTGGTATCAAGTCGGCTGCTGCCCTCAACCTCATGGACACCGATGCAAACATCGGGTCAGGAACCGTCTGCGGTTGGTCTGCAACAGGCAACACGACTTTCAGTCAGCGTAACATCACCGTTGGCGTGATGAAAATTCAAGAGGCTCTTTGCCCCCGCTCACTTGAGCAGTACTGGATGCAGTCCCAGTTGACTGCTGGTAGCCAATACGATGGCGTACCATTTGAGCAGGCTTTTTCGGAGCAGAAGGCTCTCCGTATTGCCGAAGCCTTGGAAACCGCCATTTGGCAGGGTAACTCCTACTTCAGCGGTGTAAACCAACTGCTGAACGCCGCATCGGGTTCTACGGTTCTCGCCAATGCTTCCAGCACCACTTGGAATCCAGTATCGGCTTCCGTTGGTATCACGACTTCCAATGTCATCACCATCTTTGACAAAGTGTACAACGACATCCCGCAAGCCATCCTCACCAAAACTGACCTCGTCATTTTCTGCGGATGGAACAACTTCCGCACCTTGATTGGAGCGTTGAAGTCGCAGACAGGTGTCATGTACAACCAAGTGGACTTGCAAGGGTTGGCCGATGGTGACATCATCTACCCTGGCACAAATGTCCGCATCGTTGCCGTCCCAGGTTTGACCTCTACCAACCGCATCGTTGCAACTTACCTCGGTAACCTATTCTATGGCACCGACTTATTGTCCGACGAGGAAAACTTTGAGTTGTGGTACTCCAAGGACAACGATGAAGTCCGCTTCCAAGCCGCCTTCAAAGCAGGTGTGCAGTTCGCCTATCCCGATTTGATGGTTGACTTCCGCTTGGCCTAAGTGTAAGGGGGGAGGGAAACTTCCCCCCGCTTTTTTAGTCTAACATAACCCTCTAAAAATACACTATGTCTTGCTCCCTAACTACGGGCTACGCCCTCGGATGCCGTGACGCCGTCGGCGGTATCAAAACTGTCTTTGTCCAAGCCTTCAACCCAACGGGTTCCGTGAACACCAACGGAAGCGGAACGGTCACAGGCTTCACGGGTTTCTCATCGGGATTCTACGAGTACGACTTGACCAAGGCCACTTCGTCCATGACGGAAACCTTGAACGCAAGCACCGAAAACGGCACTTTGTTCTACACTCCCGAAGTAACCTTTACCATCAACAAGTTGCAGACCGCCGTGCGGAATGAACTGCGCCTCTTGGCTCGGAATCGCTTGCTGGTCATCGTCCAAGACAACAACAGCCGCTACTGGGTGTTGGGTGCTGCGAATGGCTTGGAAGCCTCCGCTGGGACTGCTGGAACGGGTACTGCATTCGGTGACCGTTCAGGCTACGAGATGACGCTGACGGGCATGGAACCCGATGCAATGCTGAACATCTTGCCAGCAACATTCTCTGCGCTGACCGCACAAATCAGCGGGTCGTAGCGTATCTTTGACCTGCGGGCCTCATACCCCGCAATGGTTTAGTGGTCTGGGCCATCTCGCAAGGGGTGGCCCTTTTTTTTGTACCTTTGGGCATGAGAATTTGCATCGTTTACAACGCCCACCCGACGGGGTGTTCTTTTTACCGTTTGGAGATGCCGAACGCCTACCTTGGCGACAACTACACGGAGTTCGATTATGTCTGCGTGGACAACATTGCCAATGTCAAAGATGAGGACCTAAAGACGGTCGATGTGTGGCTATTTAATCGCTTGTGGTGTCAAGGTACGCTGGACCAAATTCGGAATGTCTACAAGGCTCTCACGGCCTTTGGGGCGAAGGTTATACTGGACCTGGACGACTACTGGGTGCTGGAATCGGGCCACATCATGTATCGGCACTACCTGTCCACCAAACTTGACGAGCAGATACGGGAGCATATCCGCTTGGCGGACCATGTGACCACGACCACCGAACACTTGGCGCAGAAGATTCGCCTGCTCAACAAGAAGGTAACCATCCTGCCGAATGAACCCTACGAGGCTTATCAGCAATACTTGCCCGACACGAATGCCGAACCCGAACCGCACCTGTTTAAGATTGGTTGGTTCGGAGGGGCGCAACACCAAGAGGACATCGCCTTGGTGGAGCATTCGTTTTCCCTGCTTGCCCATGACAAGTCGCTTGACGGCCGATACAAAATCTACCTTGGCGGGTGGAACGATGGGAACGCCGTCTATGACGATTACGAAAAGATGTTGTCCTGCCGTGGGCTGAACAAGAATTACGGACGCATCCAAGCGGCGGACATCTATTCCTATGTGGGCGGTTACAACTTCATCAACGCCACCATTGCACCGCTCCGAGATACCAAGTTCAACAGGCTCAAAAGCGAACTGAAGGTCGTGGAAGCGGGATGGATGGGCAAGGCAATAATCGCAAGCGAAACCATCCCCTACACGGACATAATTACCCACGGCCACAATGGGTTGCTGATACCTTACGGCAAGAAAGACGCTTGGTACAAGGCGGTGAGGAAGTTCGTCAACGAACCCGACTATGCTCGCTCCTTGTCCGTGCAGTTGAGCAAGGATGTACGGGAGCGCTTTGACATCAGCAAGACCGCCGAACGCAGGGCCGAACTCTACCGAAGCATCGGGCGCAAATTGTGAAATTGGCGGGCAAAGTACATTTAGGGGTAGAGTGATTTACCTATCCCCCAACACCACCAACACCATCGTCGTCACTTGGACGCAGCGGGCCTCTACGGGGGACCGTTACATCTTGCGGCTCACCAACATCGCCAAGAATGTCACGACCGACTTCACCCTGCTGAAATCGGCCAACCTTTCTTCCTACACGAACCGCTATGACAAATTTCAGATTACCGTGGGGTCGCTTGAAACAGGCTCGTATAAGTATGAAGTTTACGATACCAGTAGCACGGTTGGCGCAGCAACTGCGGTGGTTGAAACGGGCTTGGCGTATGTACAGGTAGTTTCGCTGACCTTCAACACCTTCGCCAATTCCATCCAGTACACCGTCTTCGGCTCGTCCGATGAGCGAGTGTTTGATTCCACCTTTGACCCCTCTTTCGCATGAGCGTACAAACGAGAACCCAGTTGCAGACGAGTGCCGCAACTATCACCACCGAAACCGCTGCAGGAGCGAACACCGCCGCCCGTGTGGGTGGCCTCTTTGACGACCTCGCAGACACCGCCACCTTGGACCGAGAGCGTGGCGTGGCGAACCTGTACCTTGACGAATCCAAGAACTTCACCCCGACCCAAGGTCAGGCCGTCAAGTTAACAACCCCGCTGAAGTTGGGCCTGCTGACGACCTACAACTTTACCCGCACAACCACCGCCATCACCTACACAGGGACGACGAGTGCTGCTTTGCGGGTGTCTGCCAGCATGGTATTCTCGCAAGGGAACGGCAACCAAATAATCATCTACATCGCCAAGAACGGAACGGTCATTCCGCAGTCCATGACTGACATCACCACGGGCCACAACAACGGCCACTCGGTCACTCTTGAAGCGATTCTGCAAGGTGCAGTCAATGATGAATTCACCATCTACATCAACGCCGTGAACGATGGCGGTGCTATCACGATTTCGGCCCTCAACTTCACCGTACACACGCTATGAGCAGCATAAAGCAATCGTTCACCCAATGGTTGGGTATTGAACACAAAGTCCCCGTGATGCTTGAAAACAAGGCGGGCAAGTATATCACTTATGGGGCGTTCAACGAGTACCCCTACTATCTGCTGGACAACTACCGCCGAAGCAGCAAGCACAACGCTATTGTGAACGGGAAGGTGAACTACATTGTGGGCGGCGGATGGCAACCTGGGGAGAAGATGACCGTGGAGCAGCAGGCCCGCTACGCCAAGTTTTTTGACGGGTTGTCCGAGCATGACGACCTCAACGACATCACCGAGAAACTCGTCTTGGACCTTGAACTATTCAACGGGTTTGCCGTTGCGGTGACATGGAACAAGATGGGAACCATCGCCAAGATGGAGCATATTCCCTTTGAAAAAATCCGAGTTGACAAAGACGAGCGGATGTTCCAAGTGGCCGACTGGTACGACGACGCAATGATTCAACTCTACCCCAAAATCGGGGATGTCGAAAAGATTCCCGCCTTTGATGCTGACAACCGCATCGGCAAGCAGTTGTTCTACTATCGGGTCTATGCAGCGGGCGTGAAGTCATACCCCCTCCCCGAATACATGGGAGGGTTGGCGTGGATTGAAGCGGATGTCCAAGTGGCGAACTTCCATAACAACAACCTGCGGAATAACTTTTGGGGCGGGTACTTGATAAACTTCAACAACGGCATCCCAACGCCCGAAGAGCAAGGCGACATTGAGCGTCAAATCAAGCGCAAGTTCAGCGGGACCGACAATGCGGGTCGATTCGTTGTGACTTTTAATGATGATGTCAGCAAAGCCCCGACGCTTGAACCGCTCACGCCGTCCGACATGGACAAGCAGTTCGAGATTTTGAACAAGGCTATCCAGTCCGAAATCTTTATCTCGCACCGTGTTGTGAACCCGATGCTATTCGGAGTGAAGACCGAGGGCCAACTGGGAGGGCGGCAGGAACTGGTGGAGGCGTACGAACTATTCAAGGCAACCTATGTGAACGACCGAGTTCGCAAGGTGGAGCGGATGATTAACTACTTGGGGTCGTTCAATGGCGTGGAAGGGATGGAACTTATTCCTGTGGAACCGATTACCGAGCAGTTAAGCGAGAACGCAATGATTCAAGCAATGACACCCACCGAACTGCGAGAGAAGGCGGGACTGCCTGCCATTGAAGTCAAGACCGAGAGCAGCGTGCAGGATGTCATCACGGCCATTAACAGCCTCTCTCCACTCGTTGCAAACAAGGTGCTGGAGTCAATGTCACCCAACGAAATCCGTGCGCTTGTGTCGCTTCCTGCGAAGGCAGAGGGTCAAGGACTGATGACCCCCGCTGGCACGCCTTCGGATGTCGTCGGACCGAACGCCCAACCCGACGAGCAACCGCAAACGCCCGCTATGATGGGCAACGACAACATCAAGAAATTGTCGGGCCGTGAGTACCAAAACCTCATGCGAATCGTCCGCCATTACGCACAGGAAAAGATTACCCTGGAGATGGCCCGCACCATGCTCTCCGCTGGATTCGGCTTGACCCCCGAAGAAGTGAACACCCTGCTCGGTGTACAGGAGCAAGCCTTCAGCGAGCCTACATGGGGCGAAGAAGACGACGAGGACTACGGATGGGGGGAGGAAGAGTTCAAGGTCTTGGAGGTGGTTGCAAGCAAGTTTGGGAGCAGTTCGGACGACTATGTTGTCATGCACTCCAAGCCAATGCGGTTTGATGCCGACTTAGACGACCAGGTCCGTCAAGCCTTCGCTGAACTGGGCGAGGAGGAGAAGGAACTAGATTCAAAGATTGAAGCCTACCGCAAGAAGAATCGGGATGCAAGCGTGGAAGAAATGGCCAAGGAGTTCGGGGTCAGCAAGGCGAAAGTCGCTAAGAGGGTCGCCTACTTGATTACCAAAGACCGTTACCCCATCGCCCGTGCCGTGGACCAAATCTCCGAGCAGGGCTTGCCGAAGAACATCAAGGAAGTGGCCGAACCTGTACTTGAAGTCCGCTACAAATATTCTTGGGCCGCAGGGTTCAGCAACAAGGATAAGAGGACAAGCCGTGAGTTCTGCAAGGTGATGCTGGACCTTGCTGACCAAGGCAAGGTTTACACCCGTGACGACATCAACGGCATCAGTAACATCATGGGCTACTCCGTATGGAATCGCCGAGGCGGTTGGTATCACACGGCCAGCGGAGTGAACAGACCGCAATGCCGCCATGTATGGGAGCAGCAGTTGGTCATTCGCAAGGGAAACAAAATTTCAAAAGCATGAAGGCACTATTTATTAGCGAACAAACCCTGCTGGACAACTCGGTCATAAACGAGAATGTGTCGTTTACCCAAATTCGACCTACCATCGTGAAGGTGCAGGAAATGCGAATCCAGCCTATCGTTGGGTCGGCCCTGTACTCGGAAATGGTGACGCAAGTGGTGAGCGGCACGACCACGGCCCTGAACACCACTCTGCTGGAAGACTACATCCAGCCCGCCATGGTGCAATGGCTCTACTACGAGTTACCCATGGTATTGGCCTTTAAATACATGAACAAGGGAATGGTCCGCCGTACCAGCGAGGAATCTTCCCAAATGTCCATGGACGAAATCACCCGCCTCACCGACAAAGTGAAGAACGATGCCGAGTGGTACTCGGAACGCATCACCCGCTACCTCATGGAGCAGAAGGCGAATTACCCGCTCTTCAACTCCCCGCCATCGGCCCTTGATACTATTTACCCGAACGGCACGAACTACAACACGGGGATGGCCTTGGATGCCCGCACCCTGCGCCGTGGTGCTGGACTGGACCGCCCATGGCCCTACGACCCCTACTGCTCCAACTGCTGAAACCTATGGGAGCGCATTCTAAAAACATTTTGAAACTCCAAGCATATGTCATGGATAAAAATCAAGCAAGCACTCCTTGCGCTTGCAAATGCCCATCCGCAGGTAAACTCCTTCGGGACGGGGGACCCGCTTGCAATAGGGACCGACAACACCATCAACCTGCGAACCCCAAGCCGTGAGCGAATCGTCTATCCGCTCGTTTTTGCGGATGTGCAGTCAGCGAGTACGGACTTGGGTAGCCTTAACCTTACTGTGGGTGTCTATTTTTCTGACCGAGTGGAATCCATTGCCACGATGGGCGGGGTGGTTTCGGGCAGTCCGACGCTCGGTTGGCAGGACAATGAAGACGAGGTTTTGAGCGACCAACTGCAAATCGCTCAGGACTTCATTTCAAGCCTTACAAACGACCCGACGCAGGAGTGGACGCTAAGTACCTCCGTGTCGCTAACTCGCTTTGTAGAGAGCCGAGACGACCGCACAGCGGGGTGGGTGGCTACTCTATCGTTTGCTATCCCGTACTCGCACAGCATTTGTGAAATTCCGACCTAACCTACATTTACCCTAAAGCAGAATTATGCCAACTCCAATCTTACAACAAATGCTCGGACAGGGCGGTACTTGCGAACTGATTGATTCAGGTGCAGCCGCCACGGGTAAGAACTACGACTTTCTCGTCGTGAACTCTGCCGCAACGATGACCACCCTCACGGGTACAGGCAGCGAGAACCTGCTGACCGCTTACAACTTTTCCACCAAGTCCATCTCCGCAGGCATCGTGATTTGCGGTCGCAACGGCGGCAAGATTACGGCGGTAACGGTTTCGGTTGGTAGCGTCATCGGTTACACCTTCCTCTAACCATGCTGATAGGCTACGGCTACGGCTACCCTCGCTCCATGGTGATGGGCAAGACCCCCGCAGAACTTGCGTGGGATGCCTTCAATGCCCGTGCTACGACCGACGGGGCAGCAGCGGCAGAGGCCGCCGTCAGCGGTTGCCTGCAAGCCCGATTCGCCGTAATATTCAATTTTTAATATGCCCACGCCTTCCTTATTGATAGTCCCCGCTCGTTTCAAGACGGGCAAGATGTACTCCCAAATCCCAACCAGCGGGGCGGGGGACTTCACCGTTACCCGCAACACCGAGGCACGGCGGTTTGATTCTGCTGGCTTGGTCGCATCCGTAGCATCGGGCATCCCCCGCTTGGACTACTTCACAAGCGGCGGCGTTACGGGGTGTCCTGCGTTACTCGTGGAGCCTGCGGCTACGAACTTGGCCCTGCATTCCCGTGACCTTACTAACGCCGTTTGGTCGGGGACAAATGTAACCACCGCAAAGAACGCCGTCGGTGCTGATGGCGTTGCGTCGGGAGCCACAACTTTAACCGCTACGGCGGCAAGTGGAACGGTTCTGCAAGCCCTTTCCCACGCATCGCAGAGCCGTGTATTTTCGGCCTATGTGCGCCGTGTTACAGGGACGGGAGCAATTCAAATGACAACCAACGGAGGAACGAATTGGACCACCGTTACAATTTCATCCCTTTACACCCAAGTCGCTTGTGCCGCTCAAACAGTTGCAAGTGGAACAATTGGATTCCGCATGGCGGTCAGCGGCGATGTGATTGAGGTGGACTTTACCCAAGGCGAGGTCGGGCCTGTTGCTACATCGCCCATAGTTAACGCCGCCGCAAGCGGTAGCCGAAGCGCAGATGTCATCTCGGTAACGGGAGCGGTCAGCGGAAGCATCGGGCAGACGGAGGGGACGATTTATGTTGAAATGCAAGCGGATTCGGCAGGGACGGGGGCTAATTTTTTAATTATTGGTGATGGAGTAAACGCTGATGACTTTGTTTATTTGGGCAAAAATGGCGCAAACTTACAAGCAGTCGTACGCTCTAATAACAGTTCTGTTGTTTCTTTTACTCAGGCTTTAACGGGTAATGCTATTAAAGCCGCAATCGCTTACAAAGGAGGGGATTCTGCCCTTTATGTCAATGGTTCTTTTGTTGCATCAGGTTCAACTGCTTTTACATTTTCTTCTTCGTTGTCATCAATAGGCTTGGGGTTGTCTTCGTTTGCGTTTGCCGCACCTACTGCAATAAACAGATACCGTGCTGCTGCCCTCTACACCACCCGCCTCACCAACGCCGAACTCGCAGCCCTCACAAGCCTTTAACAATGCCCACCTTCCGCAAGTTCGCCTTCCCCGACGGGGCCACCGCTGACAAGGTTTTGCAAGGCCTGCAACCGCTGGACTTCGCCGTGCCGCTCGGACACCTCTGCGCCGCTACCGATGGGGAAGGAAACTGCATCAAGACCCGCCCCGAATTTGCGGTGGACATACTATTCCACGACACCTGCCCCGAACCCTTGGCCGCATTTGTGGTTTGGCCCGAACCCTGTGGCGTTCACTCGTTCAGCGGTTGGGAGGAACAATACGCCGCAGATTATCAAAAATTTGCAACACCGCAAGCCAAGTAACATTTACAACTATGGGACTATTTAACCGCCGCCAAGACAACCCCGACCAACCAAAACTTCCATTTATGAAATCAGCCGTCATCGCTCTGCTCCGTCACTTGCTCACCTTCATCGGCGGCACGCTCGTCGCCAAAGGTATCATCGACACCGCTACCCTCACCGAAATCATCGGCTCGGTATTGACCCTATTATCAGTAGGTTGGATGGCTTTGGATAAATCAAAGGGCGAACCCAATAAGTAGCCACAGGGTGAACCTAATCGAAACCACTATCATCGGCACGGTCAGCGCAATCGTTGGCGGTGCTATTGCTTGGCTCACACGGGGACGCTTCCAAGCGGATTCCCTCCAAGTCAAGCAAGCCCAAGCGGTGCTGGCTATGTGGCAGGAAACCGCTGAGGCTCAAAAGAAAGAGTTGACCGAATTACGCAACGAGATTGTAAGTTTGCGAGAGCGGATAGAGTTACTGGAGAACACCATCCAGCAACTTGAAGCCGAGAACGCAACACTTAAATCCCAGCGATGATTCTGCCAACCACTAAGCACTCCCGAAACATCCACGACATCACCTGCCAAAGCGGGCAGGAGTTTCTTTTAATGAGCGACCTGCACTGGGACAACCCCCATTGCGATAGGGGGCTGCTCAAAAATCACCTGGACGAAGCAGTCAAGCGGAATGCCGCCATCATACTAAACGGCGATACATACTGCTGCATGGGTGGGAAATATGACCGTCGTGCTGATAAGTCCCTCATCCGTCCCGAACACAACACCGACCGCTACTTTGACGCTATCGTGGACACCTCGGTGGAATGGTTCGCTCCCTACGCCAAAAACATTCTTCTAATTGGATATGGGAACCACGAAACCGCTATCATCAAGCACGGCGAAACGGACCTCTTGCAACGCTTCGCCAGCACCTTGAACTACGCCACGGGGTCAGCAGTTGAGGTCGGTGGGTACGGCGGCACGATAGACATCCGAGTACTGCATGACACCATCCGTGGGGTCAACTTCGTGGTGCATTATTTTCATGGTCATAGTGGGGGGGGTGCGGTTTCGCGCGGAGTAATTCACGACCAGCGATTGCTTGCGGGAACCGAAGGCTACGACCTCACTTGGATGGGCCATGTCCACGAACTCTACTACCACCAAAACATGATTCACCGCTATGACCGCTCGACCAAAACACTTTTGCAGAAACCTATTCACCAACTGCGTACTGCGACTTACAAGGAAGAGTGGGACGGCGGTTATATGGGCTTTCACACTGAACGAGGCAGAGGCCCGAAGCCTCTTGGCGGATATTGGATGAAACTTGAAACCAGCCGCAATTCGAGCAAGGACAACAAGGGGCCAGAGTTGCAACTGCACGCAACCTTCACGCCTGCGGACAGGTTGTATTAACCTGTACGAAGAAATCGTACGCCTAAAGTAGCGGATTCCGCTACCTTCCGCAAACTATCCCTCCTGCGTATCGGAGGCCGTTAGGTACAGGTAGCCGTACTCTTTCTCCGCATTGAACTGGGGGCATTCCTTGGCTACACCTGGGAAGTCCCTGTGTCCGCAAATGCGGGCCTTCGGATACTTCTGCAACCACGATAGCAGGACCCCTGCGATGGCTTGCCTCTGCTGAATGGTGCGGTCATCCGTGTCCTTGCCCCCGATGTAGGACACATGGAGGCTGGTCGAGTTGTGCCCCTGCACCCCGTTGGTCACCTTGTCGTCGGTGGCCAGCGTGAGGATGTTCCCGTTGGGTTCTATAATTTTGTGATACCCCACCGACTTCCAACCCAACCCCTCCTTCCAATGGCGGCGGATGCTGGCTATGGTGGTGTTCTTCGGGGTGGCCGTGCAATGGACAACGAGGTGGGTGATGTTTCTCATTCTTCGGGATTAAGGAGTGGGTAATAGCAGACGGTATGGTCCTGCTCGGTGGGCAACTGGGAGGCTGACACTTCGTGGACCCCTGCCCATTGGGCCTTGGCGGGGTCGTACCCAAGCAACTCGCAGGCCCTGCGGTACTCGCACAGGAGGGCGTGGTTCTTCTCCAGGTCAGCGGGTGATACCGCAATCATGAGCCGCTCCAAGGCATTTGTGAGGGCTTTGGCAGGTCGGGTGGAGTGGTAGGTCATACTGCAAATTTATACCCGATAGCGTCAAAATATGGCGAAAGCAGAGAGTTTTAAAAATCTTATACCGTATCGGGTGTAAATGTCCCAAAAGAAAATCACAAAAAAATGACAACAATGGTCGCAAAAGGGAAAACCGCCGTATCTTTGACCTACAAACCAACCACAAAACCAAAAGTTATGACAACTCAAACCGAAATCCTCAAAGCACTTGGCGGACGCAAATTCTTAGCAATGACAGGGGCCACCTGCTATGCTGACCAAGACACCCTAATCGTAAAGTTTAAGGGTAGCCCAAAAGCCAACATCATGTATG